GCCCACCCAGAGTTCCCGAGCCATGAGCAACAGTCAGGATCCTAAGTTGAAGCGGATTGTCGAGCGAAACATTTTTTTCTGCTCGATTCGTGCTTTGGACCCTACTGCAACCAATCCTAAGGTTGTTAACTGCAATGCCGTGAAGATCAAGTATGGACGGATGCTAGTCCCCAACCACGCAATCCCTGAGAAAGGGCCGATCTTGGTTACACTTCGTTCTACTGGTAAGTTGGCTGACGGTTCGAGATCCTTTGAGTATCAACAGTCTCAGATCACCCGGATGCCGGAGAAGGATTTGGCGATGTTCGACTGCAACATCAGGGTGAACAATGGTTCTTCAGACTTGGACCAGTTTTTCCTGACTGGCGCTCCTTTCAAGGGTAAGGCCAAAGCAGTGACCTATGTCAGGCGTTACCAACCATCCGAGGAAGGCGATTCTTACAAGCTGGTGGAGATTGAGTATCACCCTCTCGCCGAAGCTATTGAGCGCAGGTTTGCCATGAAACAGATAGCTGAGGGTTATCCAGCTCCGAACCAACCATGCCACTACTTTGGAGGCGTTCCGTCCATCCCCACTATCGATGGGGATTGTGGTGGTGTCACTGTCGGGTTTTTGGGCCACAATGAGGCTCCCGTGATTTTCGGGCTTCACGCCCTGCAGGTGGAAAAAGTCTCCCTCTTTGGCTTTAAACCCGCAAGTGATCGGCCTAACGACTCTTACAGCGCAGTGATTTTGGCTGAGGACTTGCAGAAGCTCCACACTATGCATTCCAGTCGCCCGACCTTTCAAGGCGATTTTCGGGTTCTTCCGCTGGATTTTCTCCCTGACCTTCACAGCTGCGTGAAGAAGACTCCGCTCGAGTATACCGACAAAGTTCACCCTAAATGTGCCCTCGGGTATTTCGGTGAGCTTAAGGACGCACCCACCGAAGACAGGCCCTGCTGTGAAATTGCCGGGACCTTGAACCATCACCGGAGGAAGGCTAAGACTAGTATCATAGCCAGTCCAATAAGCGATTACTTGGCGCAGGAGCATGGTATCAAGTCGGAGAAAGTTCCTCCTCCAAAGAAGCCCGAGTGGATAGCCCAGCGCCTTCACATCCAGGGAGTCAGTACTGAGAATAAGGCTTACCAACCCGCCCATTTGGTGTCCGCCGCTGGCGGTGCTTACGCTAACCAGATTTCTAAGATTCTTCCCGATTCGCTTGAGGTTCTTACCAATGAGCAGGCAGTGAATGGAATACCGGGGACTCCCTACGTTGATGCCGTGAATGGATCAAGCAGTGGCGGTATTGGCTTGGAGGGCCCTAAGCGTAACTATTACGACCCTGACGCCGAACGAATTGAGATCCAGG